ATTGAATAGTACCGAAACCACAAGATTCTACCTAGATTCTAGTTGGACTGATAGATATGAACTTGATTCAATTACAGGTGAATTATCACTTGTAAAATATCCATTGGATTATGAAGCAAGTACCGTTGATATGATTAAGGTTACATTGAAAGACACTGGAAATGTTGAAGTTTCTCGCTTTATTCCTATTGGTGTAATTGATGTAAACGAAGCTCCAACATTGGAAGATGTTACATTTACTTTGTATGAAAATACCCCAATACCTTCTATTGTTGGTACATTGAAAGCTACTGACCCTGATAAGAATACAAAGTTTACACAAAACTTGTATAAGATTATGGAAGGTGATACAACCAAGTTTACTATTGACCCAGCAACCGGTAGAATTACATCAACCAAAATATTCAACTATGAAAAAGACACTACAGAATATAAGTTGAAAGTAATGGTTTATGACAAGGATAAATCTACCGAATTGTATGATACAGCATTCGTAACAATTAAGATTGGTAATGTAAAGGAAAGCCCTAAGTTTGATACAAATGACACAACATTTGTAGTTAAGGAAAATACTCCACCAGGTGTAATTGATAGTGTAAAGGCTTATGACGATGATGGTGATAAGATTACTTATTCCATTGTTGAAAAAAATGTACCATTTGTAATTGATAGTAATGGTGTAATTAGCTCCACAAGAACATTTGATTATGAAAAGGAAAAGCAATTTGTAATCAATGTCAAGGCTACCGATGATGATGGTAATTCAGCCACAATAAAGGTTGTAATTAAAGTAGAAAACGAAAATGAACCAGTACATATAAATGATACTACATTTACAATAAAGGAAAACTACACTGGTCCAGTAGGAAAAGTGGAGGGTAAAGACGATGATGGAGAGCTTGTTAAATATAGTGTTCGTGATAGTAATGTCTATTCTATTGATAGTGTCGGTAACATCAGAATAATCAAGCCTTTGGATTATGAAACACAAAAGACCGATACAATAATTGTCTATGTTACTACCCCAAGTGGTGATAAGGATTCTGCTACCGTTGTTATCAAGGTTGAAAATGTAAATGAACCACCAAAATTACAACCAAATGACACATTAAGTGTGCCTGAAAATTGTAAGAATTGTGAAGTTGGTAAGGTTATAGCTATTGACCCAGACAAAGACCCAATTACTTACACAATCAAGGAACCAGGATTCACTATTGACACTAATGGTGTAATCAAGGTAACTAACCCATTGGACTACGAAAAGACACCTGTAGTTACAATTACAGTTGTTGCCAAAGATACAAGTGGAGCTAGTGATACCGCCACCTACAAGATTAAAGTTACTAATGAAAATGAACCCGTTCACACTAAAGATACTACTTGTAGTGTAAAGGAAAATTACACTGGTAATGTTTGTAAGATTGTTGGAACAGATGAAGATAATACCAAGCCTATCTTTATCGTAACCGACACTACTAACTACAAGATTGATACAACAGGTCAATTAGTTATCATTAAGCCTATTGACTACGAAAAGACAACAAAGGACACTGTCAAGGTAATTGTTACTGATGGTAAATTCTATGACACGGCTACCGTAATCATTAATGTAGTTGATGAAGATGATATTCCTAAGATTACTAGCATTGATGATAACCCACCTGTAGATACCATTAAGACTAATGACCCAGACCATAAAATTGAATACAAGATTTGTGAAAATACCAAATGCGAATATGATACTATTCCAGCAACAATTCACAAAGACACCACAATAAAGGTTTGTAATGTCAAGAAAACAAAATGTGATAGTGTAGTTATTTTGTTCAATGATGCCCCACCAGTAGTTGTTTTGTCAAACGCAAAATCTACCGATGCCTATATTGACTATATCACCATTGAAGAAATCAAGGATGATAAAATCTATGTCAATAAAAAGGACAATAAGATTATAGTCACGGTAAAAGATACGGTTCACAAGAAAGAAACCAAGTTCAATATTGATGTTAAACTTGATACAATACCTACCAAGGATATTAAGATTAAGGAATACAATTACTTAATTGATGAAACCAAGGCAACATACAAGGCTATTGGAAATAACCTAGTAGAAGTATCTGAAGTCATTAAGACCGAAGATGGTAACAAGATTGTAGTAACTAAAGTTATTGACAAGAAAGGAAAAGATATTGATACTGTTCAAACCGTAACTTATACAAAGAAAGTCAATGGTAAGGATGTTGTAGTAACATATAAGATTGATAATTTGACCGGACAAAGAATCGGTGATTACGATGTATCTTATATGGTTGATTCTTGTACCAAGGTTACTTACAAGGTAAATGACAAGAAACAAATTGTCAAGAACAAGGAAGGAAACATTGGCTACACAATAACTTATGATTACACCGATGAATATGGAAACAAGGCTACAGCTAGTGTAGATATTGTTTACGATGATATAGCACCAAAGGTTGAAATTCTTTCACCAACAAAGAGTGAACATTTCAATACAAATGCTATAAAGGTCAAGTGGACTATCAACGGCGAAACACAAGACACCTTGAACCTACAAAGATTGGAAAAGGGTGTAAACTGGGTAATTCGTAGATATGTTGATAAGGCTGGAAATGTTAGTGCTGATACCGTAATGGTCTTTATGAATGAAGCAAAGGATATTGATATTACAATCATAAATCCTGTGACAGAAATTGACCAAGACAAGGTAGATGAATACTATGACAATGGAAATAAGTATGACCCTAAGAAACCATACAAAGTAACTACCGTTGACCCAAGAGATGATAAGTTACCTGAAACCATTGGTGTAGGATTACTTGTAGATATTGCTTTACCAAGTGTTAGTGCTACCGGCGGTTTGGCTACACTTGATGATATTGTAAAGAATGGTCAAATCCCAGTTGATGATAAGGGCAACATTGTTGGTGCATCAACTAAGGGTATTCCCGTTGAACAATATGTAGATGAACATTGTACTGACGAATTTAAGAAAGACTATAAGAAGAATGGCTTGAACATTCCATTGTATGATGTAACCTATAATTTACATTTGTGGGTTTACACAAACAATGCTAACTATGTAAGTGATTACAATGTGGAATACACCCTTAATGACCAAGACAAGGTAACCGATGCAGGTACCGTACAATTGGTCATAGATTGGCTAACTGACAAGGATGGTAATGTCAAGGCTAAGAATGGTCACGCATTGGGAACCGGTGCCTATATTACCAAGTTGTTTAGCAAGTCTGTCGCAAAACATCGTTGCGATTACAAGGAACAAAAGAAGGGTGATAAGACAGTCAAGAAAGAAGATAATATGAAAACCTTTGGATATAAAAGACCAAAGAAGTAAAGTATTCAAGAAAACATAAAATACAAAGGTGCTGACAAAGCACCTTTTCTTTTTATATTTGGATTATTCAATAAGGGAAACACTAAAGAAAAGTTTATTGAAAAACATAAAATGTAAAAAATAATAAACACACCTTTTTGTTTCTAAATTTGTAATACAACATAAAAATGAACATTAACAAGGAGTTAAAAATTATGTTGAAGAATACTTATGTTTTGAACAAGAATGACAAGACCACTACCTATATGATTACAACTGATACATTGCACACACGCAATCGTAGACAAGTTCGTTCCACAACTATCAAGTCCCATAGAAATACTGAAGTTGTAGAAAATCATCTTATCCCACTTTCTAGCTGGGAAGCACAGGTTACAATGGCCGCAGAACAAATTATTCGTAACAAGAAAGCTATGTCAGATAATGACAAGGCAATTGTTGCAGTAGCTCGTTCTATCAAGGAGTTCTATTACAATGTCTAATAGTATTTGGAGAATTACCAAGTATCGTTGTGATGAAGCGGGTATGCCTTATGGTGACCCAATTCAATCACTTTGTTACACACAGGAACTTATGGAATCTTACAAGAATCCAAAGTTTGTAGTTAAAATTGAAGAGGAAGTCAGTCCTAACGAATGGATTGTAGTTTGGACTGCAGAAAGAGGTTAATAAATGCGAGCAACTGGAAATAAAGTATTTTTGGTTCAGGAAGAATACAAGTCAGAAAATGGCATTGTAGCTCCACTAGCAAAGCAAGGTATGGCTGTATTCAAGGTTGCAGCAGTTGGTCCAGGTGAATGGAATGTATTTACCGGTGAACTTAGACCAATGCCTGTAAAGGTTGGTGATAGGGTTATTGCCGATATTATGACCGCACCTGAAATCACAATCACAAAGGGTATTAAGAAGACCACATATCGTATTATACCCGATACCAGTATTCAAATGATATTAGAAGATGATGAAGTAGTTAAGTAGTCAAGGAGTTGTTCAATGCAGTTACTTGATGATAAAATGCTTTTGAAAAGTCTAATGGATAAGACTGCAGGTGGACTTTATATCCCAGGTGTAGTACAAATTGCCTATTCAATGTTTGAAATCGTAGACCTTGGAAAAGGTCATTACGATAAGCGAGTTGGAAAGGTAATTCCACTACCATACGGATTAAAGGTAGGTGATAGGGTTTTAGTCAATGTTGGTGTTTTGAACAAAGTAAATATCAATGGCGAAACTTACTATACCTGTCCTAATGCAGAAGAAGCCATTCTAATATTAGATGATGATGAAAGAATCTAATTAAGAGGAAAAGTATAATGAGTAATAAAAAAGTTGTTGCTATTACAGCTATTTCATTTATTCTTTATACTTTCTTTTTATTTTGTGGTGGATTGTTTGGTGTTACAGCCCAACAATATGCCATAATCGGTGGAATGTATGCATTAAAATACGGTGCCATTTTGTTAGGATTCGTAATGACAATTTATCTTCCAAATAGAATCAACAAGGCTTTGATTCAAAGAAAAGAAGAAAAGTATCAAAGGGAGTCTGAAGCAAAGATAGCACAAGCTGCTGAAAATGAAAAGAAAGCACAAGAAAAAATAATTGAAGCAATAAGAAATGAGGAAGCAGTATAATGGCTCAATCACTAGAAGATGAAGTAAATATTCCTAAACATTATCGTACACACGAAAGCGGAATTGAAGCTATTGAAATTACAAGATACCTAATAGGTGATTTAAGTAATGCCTGGAAGTATGGTATGCGTTATGAAGATAAGAATACACCAAAGAAAGATATTAAGAAACTTTGTTGGTATTTGAATGATTTTCATAAGAATTTCATAGATGAAAATAATGATTGTACGGCTAATATTGAAGTTCCAGGACATGTCAAGGATTTAATGCTTAAAGTTATTGAAGCTGAACCCGTAGAACAGGTTAAGAATGTCTTTAAGCAAATCTATATGCTTGTTTGTGCAGGTGGAATCTTATTCCCGCCAGTATGGGACAAGACCATAGAAGACTTGAAAGTTTACGCTGAAACTCTAAATTAACCAAAACTATTGACAATGTAATACAAGGATATTATAATTGTAAAACCTAATTAACAAAAGGAAAAATAAAAATGGAAAATATAACTATTACCTCTACAAAGATTCTACCAATTGAAAATGGTATTGGTGGCTGTGTAGCAATCGCACAAATGACCCTTAATGATGCTTTTAAGCTAACTGGTATAAAGTTAATTGAAAAGAATGGTCATAGAAATGTTGTTTACCCCCGAAATATGAGTAACAAGCATAAGAAGTCATATTTCTTCCCACTTAACAAGGATATTGCTACCTATATCAATGATAGGTTGTGGAAGGATTACGATTCAGACACAAGTTCAAAGTAGGAAATAAATGAAGAAGAGAAAGCCCATAATTACACCGGCCCTTCTTCCAAACAAAAAGAAGGAAATGCTTAAATTGGTGAATAACCCTGAGCAATTGCAAAAGGTTATGTCATTTATTCAAGCATCTTCCGACTTATTTGATAAATCAAAAACCGTCAAAGCCTTAAATATGATGGATTGGGTTGAAAGATGTATAATGATTTTACCTGACGATATGGAAGGCAAAGACGGTTTTATTTTAGCATTTAAATCATTTGTTGATAACTACGGAGAAAGTGATAATGGCATTTCAACTCAGGGATAGAAGTGTTACATCCAATGAACTTGTTAGAATTGTACTTTGTTCAGTTTTGGAAGATGTAGAACACAATTTTGGTGAATACGCAAAGTTGTATGACAAGAACTTTGATGATATGACCGAAAATGAATTGGAAGTATTAAACCAATGGAAATGTAAAATCTTTGAAAAATTAAATCGTGTACTTAAAAAGGAGGGTTTAGTTAAAAATGATTAGATTTGAAATTGGTAATACATATAAAGATTCTAAGCGGACTTGAATTTACTTTATTAGATATTAACGAAAACAATGTTGGTTCATTTAAATTTCGTAATGTTATTCGTAAATTCAGAATTGTCAATTTTGGTGGTGCAGAAGCAGCGGTAAACATTGACCGGACCCCAGTTTTTTAGTGGTTCACCAGAATGTACTTATGATGAAGAAATTGATGGTAAATTAGAAAACCCTATTGTTTTCAATGTTAATGGAGAGTCTTATGTCAGTTTGTTTAAAAGACACAAAGAAGAAAAAGAAAGAAGATAGACCAGTAAAACCAATTAAGAGAGTTCCACCACCTGAAAAGGATGATAAGAACAAGTTAGTCAATGATAATAAGAATTTGACACCCGGTCAAGTTGAAGCACTACAAGATGGTGAACCTGCAGCTATGGCCGCACAACAGTTAAATCCTATGATTATTCCTGACTTTTTTAACAACATTCGTAATAACTACTATGTTGCTAACAAGATAATTTGGCTTACAAGTTTTATTGAATGGCCGTTGATTACAGAAGTAATGCGTAGATTGAATTTCTATGATGATGGCTCTAAAGAACCAATTACTTTGTATCTAGCTTCACCAGGTGGTGAATGTGATGCCGGTTGGGCATTGATTGACCTTATGGAAAAGATTAAGAAACATGGCACACCTATTAGAACTATTTGTGCTGGTAGTTGTTCCTCAATGGCTGCAGTAATCCTTGCCGCAGGTTCCATTGGTGAAAGATATGCTTTCCCATCCTCTAGAATTATGATTCATCAAGCCGGTGTTGAATTGACCGGTGGTAAGTTAGATGATATTGCTAACACCACAAGGGAATTGCAATATTGGACTGATACTACCGCAAAATATTTGTCTAAAGTTACAAAGAAACCTGTTAAAGATATTGAAAAAGAACTTTGTTATGACAATTATATGTCCCCTACCGAAGCTAAAAAGTTCGGCATTATTGACAAAGTAGATGTCTTTATGGCATAAAATGATTACATTAGATGAATTAAAAAATAGATTAATGAAGGAATATGACTTACACCCAAGTAAGTCTGTTCCTCATTTTTCAACTTCCGTAATGGAAAAAGTTTCACAATTGATGTTGGAAAACCCTGAAAAGGTTCAAGAAATTGAAGAATATGTAGGTAAGGGCGAAGAATTTAGATTATATTTTTCCGACAAAACTTATATGAAAAAGCTAATCCAAATGCATAATGATGATATTGATGGCTTTTATCGTATTCTAAGAAAAGAAGAATTATTCTTGAATACTTGTTTACAAACATTTGGATTGAAAAATGCCATTATTCAATTAGACCCAGATACTTTATTGAATAATCTTGAAGACCAATTAGATGATTCTGATGAAGAAAATGAAGATATATAAATAAAATATTATGGATTATTACAATATGAATTTTCGTGATTTTATAAACCCTACTCGTAAACCCGTGCCAGAAGCACCACAAATGGAAGTGGAAGAATTGGAAGATTTTGAACCTAAAGAAGTTCAAAAGCAAGTCCGTCCTGCACCACAAAGAAGAGTTCCACCAAAAGTTGTTGAACAATACGAAGAGCCTGAAGAATATGATGAACCAGTTGATGAAGATGAAGAATACTACGAAGAACCCGTAGTGTATGTTCCACCTCAAAGACAAGTTCAAAGACCTGTTCAAAGGGTTCAAGTTAGACCACAACATAGACCTCAGCCTAGACCTATTGCTAGACCTACAAGACCGGTTCACAATGGCTATGCTATGCCCGATGCTGAATTTAGAAGACCATTGGCAGTTTCACCAAAGCAACTAAAGGAAAACACAATTGAGGGTACTGCAAATTCATTGACAGAAGCTATCAAGCGAAAGGTTGATACCGTATTCTATCGTTTTGGTATTCAAGGTTTGGAAAAGCTAGATGAAAAGATTCTTGATACCATTGAAGAATTACAATATCCAGAACCAAAACCAACCAAAAGACCATTAAGGGAAATGAGAAGACAACCTGTTAGAAAGCCGGTTAAGAAATATCGTCCTTTACCATTGGAAGAAGTACCACCCGTTCCACAAGAACCCGTTTACGAAGAACCAGTGTATCAGGAACCAATTTCTTATGAAGACCCAATAGTTGATGAACCTATTGAAGAAACCGCCCCAGAAGCCATTTCTGAGCCACCAGTGGAAGAAATTGTGGAAAAGCCAATAGAACCACCACCTCCACCAAAAAAGGCTGTAGCAAGTCCAAAACCGTCATTCTTACAACCCAAGAAAGTAGAAAAGCCAAAGCAAATTGAATCTACCGGTGATGAAGATGAAGATTTGATAAATGCGGCTATGGCTATGGATTTCAGTGAACAATTGGAAGAAAAGAAACCAGTTGTCAGTGATGAAGAAATTTGGGGTGAAGTTGAAGCTATCTTGGAAACTGAACCATCACAAAAATTGGTTCACGAACCACAAACTCAGTCCCAACTTATGATACCACCTACACCTGTAGATGAACAAGTTGAGGCTACCGAAGAAGTTCAAGAACAACCAACCGAAGAACCAAAACCAAAAAAGAAAAGAAAACAAAAAACTGAAGAAACAAAAGTAGAGGAAAATACAACTAATGAAAAAGAATAAAAAGAACTTTGACCAAAAATCTGAAAACAAGGTTGAAAAGACCAATAGTTCAGAAATTGTAGTAGAAGGAACTGTTATAGAAGCTTTTCCAAATGCTATGTTTGATATACAACTAGACAACGGAAGTATAGCAAAGTGTACGGTATGTGGAAAAATTCGTAAAAATAACATTCGCATATTACTTGGTGATAGAGTTCAAGCAGGACTTTCAATTTACGATTTGACCAAAGGCCGTATACTTTATAGATTAAAAGACAATAAGGTGTAATATGGAAATACCAAAGTATAGAAGTAATCATAGGTTATCTTGGGATGAAATATGTCAGGATTTCCCGGAAATCGCTAACCAAATCGTTCAAGAAGATAATTGGCGTCCTTATGAACAAAAACCTAATTTTGCAGAAGTTGATAACAAACTAATGCAATGGGTACCAGAAAAGGTTCGTGAAGGCAAAGAAGATGAACGAATTGATAGTATAATGCTTACAAAATAATTTTATATTATCCTCCTTAAAGGGCTACTTGTCAAGAGTAGCCCTTTTCTTATAAATATATTGTTATGAATGATTGTGAAGTTGAAAATGTAAACAAACTATGGAAAAGATTAGCTGAGAGTTTGACCGATACCAACTCCCAGCATGGTTTGCATAGATTGGTAAATAATGCTGAAATGTTGGCTGCCTATATGGAATCCAACAATATCTTGTCTGAATCTAGCCAAACTTTACTTGATATGGAACACGCAAATAAAAAGATTAATTTATCTACACACAATAGAAGTGTGGATAATGCCCTAGTCTTTATCATTCTAAAGGGTTTAACAACATTACCAACACAAACAAAGGCATTTAGACTTGGATTGATTGACAAGAATGGTAAACTTATTCGTAAACCAAAGACAGAAGCTGAACATCAAAGTATAAGTAACTTGGATTTGTTGTTCTATAAGTTAAGACAATGGTTAGCCCCTAGAATACAATACCTTAATGGAATTAGCTGGATTAAGGGTGCTATGAATGATGTTAGAGGTCAAAACTACTTTAGTAACTACGAAAATCTAAGTAGACAATATGCTGTCAGAAAAGTAAATGATGAATTGTACAAGATTTTACAACATTAAGGAGTGAATTTATGGCTTGTCCTAATTGTAGTGGCTTAGAAAATTTGTATGGATTTCATTTAGAAAGAAATACTTACTATATGACACAAGTAAATGAAATTAAAAAATGTTGCCCATCAAAAGTTTATGTAACTGATTTCACATCTACAGATGTAACTTTCACTTGTAATGGAAAAGAATTTAAGATGAAAAAGCAAGACTTTTACAAAAGTTCTTGGAGATTGTACGATAGTTTTTAAAGGAGAATAATATGCTTTTATGCGAAGCCAAACAAATTTTGAAAGAACATGGTTATAAAGTTAAATCATTAACCAAACTAAAAAATGAAATATATAGAGCTGTTGAACCATATACAAAAAATATGACAAAATGGGATAACTTTAGTAAAATTATTGATATTCAAGAAGCCATTAGAGATGTTGTTGGTCCAGATTTAATGTGTGATATTGATGGTGGTAATTCCACACGATTAAACAAAGACGGATTAGAATACAGAGAATTTGATATTAGCATTTATAATAACAAAGAAGATTATGAAATGGTTTTAGAAGGCAAATTAGTATGTAATTCGGCCGGAACTATGGATGAACCTTGGAAATTATATGA